ATAGCTTTTTTGATTGCTTCATCACTGCTGTAGTCCATTGCAGGTTCAGGTTCTTTTTCGTCATCACCTTGATCTTTAAATTGTGCTTCGTAATCTCTTTTCCACATACTGTGCATGTTAAGTGCATCAGAAATTTGGTCGTCTAGATCGTCACCAAACTCAGGCATAGCGCCTAGTTCGTCTGCTAGCTGTTGTAGTCTATCTGCTTCTTCGTCTGTTAGAGCTTCTGTGAGATAGTATTGCTCCAATAGTTGATCTGCATATGATCTAGGTCTGTATGATTCTTTCTTAGATTTTAGATCTGCTTTTGCTTTGTTAAGCAATTCCATAAATTCTTTGTATTTTGCTTTAGCATCTTCTAGTTTTTGATTAGTGCCAAGTTTTGGCTCTTCAGAAGAGCCAGGCTCTTCATCACCTTTAGCAGTTTCGCCTTCTGCTGTATCTACCACTTTTTGGAAACGTTCGGCTTTTTCTGGATCAGACTCTTTGTATTTGTCAGCTACTTTTTGTGCTTTTGCTTTTTTATCGTCTGGTAATAGCCCTGCGTCTGCTAGATCTTGCATTTGTCTAAGGCTGGCCATGGTTGCGCCAGCGGGCTTACCATTGTCCATGTAAATAAACTTGCCTTTAGAATTATAAAGACCGTCTAAACCTAGTGTCTGAGCAGCATAAGCGAGTACATATGTTGCATTTGACTTGCTTCCAGCTTCTTGTTCCATCTTTGCAATATCAGCAACGGTCATTCCTGGTTTTGCATATTTTGCTACAATAGCGTCCAGATCTTCTTTACCACCCTTTGCTGCTTCACCTTTACCTGCTTCAAACCGTTCAAATCCTTTTTCGTTTGCTAAACCTTTTTCTAGTTGATCTTCGGTCTTGTAGTGTAGGTCAAATACTTTACCATCTTTTTTTCTTTTGATTTGGATTTTTGGATCGTCTCTGTTTACATTGAAGTTGTTAAAACCACTGCCATCACTTTTTACTTTGTAGGCTTTTCGTTCTAGCAACTCTTTGCTTTCTAACAGGTCAATAATGGATTTAATATCATTCATGATTAACTTCCTATGGGACTTTTGTTGTTTTGTTCATCAGTTATGTCTTTGCTTTCGCCTGGTTTGATTCCATCTACAGGATCAATATCGCGTTCTTTTCTAGCAACTTCTAATTCTTTTAATAATTCCATAACTCTGTTTGTACCAGCAGAATCTTGAGCAGATTCACCACCTAATTCTTCTGTATTCAACATAGCTTCATAAGGCTTGTCATCTGCAGGTTCTTGGTAACGTTCAATAGGATCATGTTCTCCGCGCACAATTATATGACTATGGCCTACACCTGTTTCTGTTACAAGATATTGTTCTAATACAAATGCTGTCACAGGATAGTTTACTTCAACTTCATAGTGTGTAACTTCACAGTTTTGCAGTTGTGGAAAATCTAATGGTTTCTCTGAAATTGGTGTTTTTTTACCTGCACTTATGTTTACAATATCATATTTTGTTAGTGCTGATTCTAGTCGATCAGCATATCCCTCTGGTAGGTCGCCAGCAACTCTAACCTTAAATTTATAGGTTTTATGTGCTTCTGTTAAGTATTCTACAAATTGTTTCATTTCACGTGATCCTATTATATATTATTTATCCATATTCTTAAGTTTCTCTAACAAACTATTACGGTCAGTAACTACATATCCTTCGCCTTGAACAACATCACCGTCTGCTGATCCGTCTTTGTCTTGCTTTTCTTTTTTCAGTTGCAGTTCAACCATCTTTAGTTTTTTATCTAATTTAGCAACTTTTGCATCTAAATTGGTTTTTAGCATATTACCTGCTACTTCAAAAATTCTACCTGAATAACGGCTTTCTACATTCATACCCAAATCCATAAGATCTTCATAGGCCTGCATTGACTTACTACTCACTTCATTAAGTTCATTATCAGCCATCTCGCCTAAACCTTTTACTTGGGGCAGGGCAGCTGTAATTTTGTCAAGTTCTTGTATACTGCGAGCAGTTTCTTCTTGCTCAACAACTGCCTTCTGGGCTTTATCTGAATTACGAGACTCTTCTATAATTTCTTTAGAGTCTGGCATGTTTAATAATTCTTCTAATTTTTTAGTCATAAGTGCACCGTTAAATACTAGTTTTATTTAGTTTATCTAGTGCCTTGGTGGAAAATATCTGTTTCGTTTACAACTCTGAAAAATAAGCCCTGTTGCTTGCACCATGCTCTTGCAGCTTCCCATTTGGCTTGATTTAATATATAACTTGCTTGATTGTGTCTACTGCGCCCAACTTTTTCTCTTAGGGTTTGATTTGCAGGTTTTACTTCGATAATTTCTACTCTGCTTTTGCCATTTTTATCTGCATAAGCAATAAAAAAATCCGGAACATATATTGTATGTTTACCTGTAAGTGGATTTCTATAAGGTATACGTACTGCTTCACTTGCCCACTGTGCAACATTAGGATGTTCATCACAAAATCTCATAAAGGCAAATTCCCAACTGCTTCTATAAGTTGGATGTTTTCTTCCTACATATTTTTGAGGATTTTTACAAGTAAACTTACCTTGAGCAAAACGAGCCATAGCACTATACCACTATGTTTCTTTTTTCTAGCTTTTCTACCTGCTGTGTTCTTTTAAAACCAAGTGTGCTGGTTTTTGTTCTATTATAGTTAAGAACTTCTGTAACAATAGAACTAAGCTGAACACTGTTTAATCCTTTGAGTGTATCTAAAAGTTTGAATACATTTACACTATCAATTTTGGCTTGCTGTAATAGAACAGTTGACACACTTGTTGCTGCTTCTTTTTCAAATCCACGTTTGGAAAAAAATCCGATCACAGCATCAACTTCATTGCTAGGAAAACTTAGTTTTTTATCAAAATAGGTATCAAAAAATTCAACTGTTTTTTGTTCTGACTTTTTTTTCTCTTGTGGTAAATCAGCTGTCATAGTTATGTTCCTGTAACTTGATTTCTATATGCTTGTTTAGCACCATCTGGTAAGGCGTTATAAGCTGCATTTCTTTCATTTACTCCACCTGCATTTCCTTGATTTTGAAAATCTTTACCAAATGCTTGTTTGGCAGCACTTTCAATTTCGGCAGCATTACTGTTACTACTTACTTGACTTATTGCACTTAAGCCTGCTATTGCGGCTGCACCTACAAGTAGATCTTTTGATCCGCCACTTCCACCATTTTTAGGAAAGAATGCATTGCTTACTCCGCTTACATCTGTGCCTGCGGCTGCACCTATTGCACCTTTTAATAAACTAAATCCTTCTTCACGTAATCCTTCTGAACTTAGTCCCCTTATATTTCCTACAAGGTTAGCAGCCGCTAGTGCTGCTTCAAATGGATTACTAAAACTGCCGCCACCTTTGGTAATGTAATCATAAAGATCTACACCAGCACCAAAAATACCTCCCAGTCCAAGTGTACCACCTCCTGTAAGACTTGCAGGACTTGGTGTTGTGTCATAGTGTGAAGGATCACCAAAGCCTTTTGGATTACCTTGTGCGCCAGCTTCTACAGGACCTCTGTCATACCATACTGCTTCATATGCTACAGTAATGGTGTTTTCCATTACTCCGCCTGAGTCTCCAGAATCAACAGTGTCATGTGTCCAGTTTGTTAGTATAGGATTTACCAGCGTGTAAGTGGTATAGGTTTTTCTTGAGAGTTGACTAATTTGTATATCTTTGATAAACGGAACAGTAATGTTATTATCTAAACCATATGCATACTTGTTGTAGATACTGCCAAGATATGTATTGTCCCCTGGTTGAGGTTTTAACTGTGCAGCTCTTGCTAGTTTAGGGTCAACTTGTCCTGCTCCATATCCTGTAGGAGTACCTTGTGCTCTAGCATAAGATTTGTTATAAGCTGCAGGTAAACTGCCATAGTTACCATCTGCAAAATAGTATCTATAGTACGCTTCTAACAATGCAGTTGTAACACCAAAGTTATCATCATGAAAACTGATATTAACTGGATCATAAGTAACACTTGTTTGAATGTGTTTTACTCTATTGTATTTTTTCTTAGTGTCAACAGTTGCAGTATATTTTGGTAGATCTGCTCTTTTAACTAGTAGGCCTATTTCTAATCCGTGTTTGTCAGTAAGATCGGGAATAATTGATCTAGCTACCGGATCAAGAGTAATATGAACATGATAGAGAAATTTTGATTTAGGAGCTAACCTAAATGCATCTTCTACAAATGTTCTGCTGGCATGTCTAAAGTCACCAAGATTGCCTTTTGGACTTAGAGCACCACTTGCTAAATTATCTAAAAAACCTGTGAACTTTCCCATACTAATATTTATCTTTGGAAGTTAAGTGCGTATATAATGAAAAAGGGAGTACTTAAAAAAGTACCCCCTTGAATGATTAGAAGCTTGTGTTATTATTATGCGCCGCCACCAGTAACTAAAGTATTTACTGTACGTCCAACTGCTGTACCAATACCTGTACCTTGTGGTGTTTGTACTGCATTATCATATTGAATGTTTAAGGCAATGCTAACCGGATCTGTTGAATTTGAGTATGCCAACTGATTGTAGTTTGCACTTTCAACATAACAGCCATATAATTCAAATGTTTCAAGAACATTTGGAGTATTAGCACCGTTACCACCATCTAGAATTTCAATACGTGTTGTAAATTTATAATCTAATCCTGATGCTGCGCTTGACTGTTCGAAGAAGTCAAACTGTTTCTGAAGTTGTTCACCAACAAGTTTTTGTACATTGTTGTTAACATCTTCACGTAAGTTAAGTGTAATTGGCTCCCAAGTATGTTTACCTGCAAGATATACTCTTGAGTTGTAGATGTCTATAGTCATTTTTTCAAATGAAACATTAGGACGAGCTACATCAATTACTTGTTTTGTTAGTTCTGTAGTCGGAGTTGAAGTTCCGAAATTTTCCAAAGATACCCTAAAACGATATTGTAATTTGGGCATCAACAGGCCTTGGTTGCTTGCAGAATCTCCGCTTGCCAAAGGCACTGTAATTTTTGATAGTGTTGATATTGCCATTTAATTTGCTCCTAATCTATAAGTATTTATCAATCTTACAGTCCTGCTATTTCTCCAGTATTTTTAAGTCTTAGTGGAATGTAAATAAATTCTACTGCCTTAACAGGTTCGATAGCAATGTCTAAGTACAGTTCATTTCTATCAATTCTTGCTGGAGTATTGTTTGACTCGTCACACACAACTAAGAAGTCATATAGTGCTCTTTGACCGACAAGCTCAAGCATTAAGCTCTCTGCAGCTTGTTTGATCTCATCACGTGTGATCTTGTCATTTGGTTCAAACAAATAAGGTTTAGCAAGTTGGTTCAACTGACTGCGTAGGTATATAACCAAACGTGCAACATTGATTCTATCTAATGAACTTGCCGCAAGCTGTCTTGTTTTCTGACCAAAAGCAACTAAGCCTGCACCTGTAATGAATGTAATCGGGTTAACTGCATTTGAATACAGTGTATCTCTTTGACCTTCATTTAGTGCAATTGATTTAAATTCACCTTCTGCATCTATATATCCTGTTGAACTTGCGTTAGTAATGCCGCCGCGTCTTGTACCTGCTGGTGCAAACCACGGGAACGATACTTGATCGCTAAGTGCAATAGTTCTCATCATCATATGACTTGGTGGAACAACAACATTGTTACCAAAGTTATCACTTGTGAATCCACTTGGATAGTAAACTGCAAGATATGGATCAGTAGTTACAAGTCCATTATCGTTGTCTTCAACTGCAAGATTAACATTAGTTGCCCAGTTGTTGATACTTGTTGCATCACTTGTTAGTCTGAATGGTGAATCACCTAATACAAATGCTGTTAAGCCTCTGTCGTAGTTTAGTGATTTCATTTCACCAATTAGTTCTGGATATCCAGGTGTTGCCATTAAGTTAAAGATTCTTGATTCATTATCTCTGATATCTTCATTTGAATTAACAAGTGCCTGTAGAGCTTGTACAACAACTTTACGTTGTGCTTTACGTCCAAAAGTACCTGAACCGTCTTCTTGGTTTGCACTTTCAGTTACCCAACGATCTGCATCATATGCAGCCATTGATTCACCTGTTCCGCTACCGTATCTTGTGTTGTTACCTGCTGTGTTAATGTAGTTCTTAACATATTTCTTAACATTAAATCCACTTCTACGTAGATTCCATAGCAACATACCTTTTGGATATAATGCTGGATCTGGAGAGTCTGGATCTACATAATCACTTGCAAGTAGATCAGCAATGTCGCCTGCTGTATCGCTATTTGAACCTGCTGTGTTATAACGTGCATCAGCAAAGATAATACCATCTTCTGAAGTTTGGTCTCCTGTATCTACAAGAACCCAATTATCAACTGCATTTGCGTTACCAAGTGCTGAGTTGTACTTGTATAGTTTAGGATAATTTTCTAAATCAGATGTATCAATCCAAAGATCGCCTGTTACCAGTGCAGTTCCGTCGCTTTGGGTGCTTGGTGCACTTGCAGTAACCAATGGTCCTGCTGGATCAGTTGCTTTTGTTGAATCAACATTATAGAACGGACTTGCTGTTGCACTTTGTCCACTTGATCCATCATATTGATAGCCAACAAATTCACTTCCGTTGTGTACCATAATGTCAACTTCGTCTACTA